AAAATAAATATATACCTAAATAAAATCTAAATTATTTAATAGAACATAAAGGAAATAAAGATATTATAAAAAAAGATATTGCAAATACATTATGTAATACCATCCAATCTTGTACTGAAAATACAGTTAATAAAAGTAACAATACTGCAGGTATTCTCCATTTAGGTAGATCAAATAAAAAATAACTAACAAGTGCGTTTGAAAAAATAAATAAAGGTTGTAGAGGTGTTTCCCATGATTGAGATATTGATTGAAGTTCCCCAAAACTAAAATAAATTATAAAAGGTTGTAATACCGCCAAAACAGAAGTAAACAACCTTTTTATAATTTCAAATTTACTTATCATCTAATTATTTTTTTCATTGTACCATCATCATAAATTTCAATAACAATTCCTGTTGTGTTTTTTGGATTAATTTCTTGACCCATTAAATTTACATATCTAACAATTTTTTTATCAGACACATTCCTTGTAATTACAATAGGACCAAATGTCTCATATTCACCATCAATATCATATTGTTGTAATCTATAATAAACAATTTTATTTAAATTATTGTCAATATATGAATAACGGATTTCTTCATTACTATTACCAGCAGAGGGAGTTGTTGTAATAACTTTCCAACTTATACCATCATTACTTGATTCTAAATCAAAGTGACTTGAATTATTTTCTGATTCTGTTGACCATTTAATCAGATTATACGTCGGGTATTCGTCTCCCTCAAAATAAGATAATTCAACAGGTAATGGTTGTGGTGTGGTAACAGATATTCCAAATGTACCTGTTGTACCACCACCGTATTCCCATATTCTAATATATATTGTTTCATATTCAAAAAAATCAGTTCTTGATATAAATGACATTGCTCCGTTTGGAGAACTGTCGTCGTCACATTGTATTTCAACTAATGAACCAAGAGTTCCCCTATAAATTGCCATGCCAGCATCTGTTATACCCCCAATTTGGGTATCAAAATCCAATGATGTTACGTATTGTGGAAGTGTAACTTTAAACCAAACATCTTCACCCGTATATAATGCACAACTAGGGGTTGATTCGGTAGTTGTATTAGTTGCATTTACATTGGTGTAAGTTACATACGTGATTGTATTTGATATTGTTAATGTGATTGCACCACTTGGGTTGTCATTAATTGGTGGTGTAGGGGGGGCGGTACAAGTTCTAGATATTGTAAAAGTTCCTGTTGAAGTACTACTTGTTAAGTAATGAGCAATATAAATATAATACTGAACACCTACCGTTGTAGTAAATGTATATGTTTCAGTTGTAAATGAATTATCTATATTAGTAATATAACTTAATCCACTGCAAGATCCTGACATAAATAATAAACTGTGATCAAATGTTGCCGTTGATGTAATGGTAGTTTGTTGACCGTCACCAGCAAAAGTATACCAAACACCATAATTAGATGATAGTGAGAATGGGGCAGTTTCAACAATAGTTCCCACCGTTGTTCCGGCTAATGAACTTGTACCACAAGAAACAGTTACCGAACCAGAACAATAATCATTTGCCGGTGGTGGTGATGGTGATGTTGAGCTCGCAGAAGCATTCCAAGAACTATATGTTCCTCCACAATTACTTCTAACATATAATATATATGTAGTATTTTGAGTTAATGATGAGGTAGATGCGGATGTGACTCCAGCACCGACACTACCACTAGCGGTTAAACCTGTTGCTCCACTACCACCTAAACCTGAAGTTCTAATTTCCCACTCATACCCATTTGTTGGTAATGACGGTGATGCCGCCCAAGATAAGTTAGCGGATGTTGGAGATGTATAAGTCACTAATAATGACGATGGGGCAACACAAGATGGGGGTGTCCAAGTATAGGTTAATCCTGAAGATGGCTTAACTGTGCTTGAAAGTGTTACTGTCGAACTATTTAATGTCCCTGCTGTTGTGGATGACCAGTTTGTTGTAGTTGTTCTATTGTTAAAATTAGTGTTTGCACTTCCTCTTAAACCTATTTGAAATGTTGTTGCAGTAGCACTTGTTGGTCCTTGTATGTTATAAACAATATCTATCGTATTAGTTGTCTCATTTAATCTTATTTGAAAGTTATATAATTCACCAAACGCCCCTGATGTGGTATATCTTTGCCAACCCGTCCACTGAACAACTAATGTTCTATTAGGCGCAGTACCTATTGTTTGAAATCTAATTCCGAATGTTGATCTACTAAATCTAAAATGAAAGCCAGTTCCGGTACTTGACGCATTAGCCGAAATTGTAACAGTTGTTGCGGTTTTAGATAATACCGTGGAGCCTGCGGGAATACCGGTACCACTTACCTTATCCCCAACCAATATTTGAGAGATATCTCCACCTGTAATTGTAATCGTGGCACTACCACTAGTTCTATTTGCCAATAATGAACCACGACCTATTAAATCGGCACCCATTGCAGAAATAACATTATTTGATGTGCCGGTAGATAATGGTAGGTAACTATTGGTTGGTAAAGCACCTAATGTTATAAATCCGTTGGTATTAACCGCAAATTGAGTGTAGGTTGTTCCATTATACACAAAATTAAACCCAATTGATTCTAATACCGTTGAGTTATTATCATCTAAAAAGTTAGTATTTGACCAACTTGTAAAATTATCATAATTAGCTCCTCCTGTTATTGGGGTATATGTTCCTGTTGATGTCCCAAATGTATAAGAACTAACTTGTGAATTAACAAAAAAACTTGTTAATAAAATAAAAAAAGATAGAAGTATATTTTTCATAAATAATTGATTTTAATAATAAATACATCTAAGAAACAATATTATCAATTGTTACACACTACAATTGAACATAACATCATTACAAATTAGCATAAAATAAAAAAGGAGACGATTTCTCGTCTCCTTTGTAGGTTATTTTAAGGTTTTGATTATCTCAATTCTCTTAAATCGAATGTTCTAACACCATCAACTGTGATACGTCCGTAGAAACGGTTGTTAACCATTTTCTTAGCGTATCTCGTCATTATACCTTTAATCGGTGTAAAGTTGAATGGGTTATACATTGTAGGTGTTAATTGTAGAGGTACGTACGGTGCGTAAACATATCCTGTGTCTAACAACGAAGAACCTTTGTGACCCAATAACACTGTGTTAGGTGGGAAGTAAGGATCTCTATACACTTGGTAACGTCCAGCTAATGTACCAACTCTTTCAATACCCATGTTGTATTGGTCTTGCTCAGGAGACGCGTTAGATACGTGGAAGTACTCTAAATCATCAAAGATTGCTGAAATCTCAGAAGAAACTACGATCCAGTTAGCCCCACCTCTTAAAGTAGATTTGTGGATTTGTGCTGAAATTTGGTTAATCGCAGTTAACAACGTTTGGTTCCAATCTTTTTGAGTGTATTGAGTTAATGGGTTAGAAGATGTTCCTCTTTTCCATCCGTTATAATCCCAACGTAAGTTCCAAGCCGCTCCTTTACGTAAATCACGTAAGATTTCACGGTCGATCTCAGCCGCAACTTGTTCAGACAATAAAGCCGTTAATTCAGCCTCAGCATCGATGTTATGGAATGCTGAAACGTCTTGTGCCAATTCAGGTGACCATTGTGCTCTTAATTTTCTTTCTGTTACAGATACAGTAACTGACTCAAGGTCAAAAGAAACCTCACCAATTTGATCTTCAAACTCCAATTCTTTATATCTTCTGAAAGTACATGTGAATTGAGAACCATAAACAGTTGTACCAGGGATTGTAGTTGTTAAACCTGAATAACCGTCTAATGAGTTAGCTCCGATAGAACATGGTACTTGTAAATCTACTTCAAGATAAATGATACCGTCTTGAGAACATATGTTGTCATATGCTCCACCATTTCCTGTAGAAGACCAAGTAGTTGTTGCTTGAGAACCGTATTGTACGATACCTTTACCGTATTTTTGAGTAACTACTCTAAATAGTGCATTTCCAGAACCTGCTCCTGAGAATGCTCCTGTAGGTACCGGGTTTACTGTTAAATCAGAAAGGAACGCTTCGTTATCCATTTCTTGACCATCAGGTCCGATTAATTTACCTGCTCCTGCGTTTGAGAAACCAGATAATGCTAATAATACTTTTCTGTATTCACCTGCCGTGTATGCTGATTGTACTAATTGACCTGAAGACCATGCTACAGTTTGTACTGAAGATGTTGTAATCGCAGTATAAGCACCTTTTGAATAATCAAAAAGACCTGCAGGATCTAAACCAGCCTCATTACCTTCATAAAATCTATCATAAAGGTTTTTATCTGTTGAGTTATAACCTTGATTAATATCAGTGTTAGGTGCAGTTGGACCTCCAATTGGCGGATAATGTTTAATTTCATTAGTTCCTGCCGGTTGGTAACCTTGGATTTTAGGTACGAAGTAGAACAATTTACCGATTGGTAAATTCATCGCTTGTACAGATACTAAATCGTTAGCTAATAATTTAGAGAATACTCTTCTAACGATAGGGAAAACAACTGTTTCAAAAGAACCTGAACTATCAGTTGCTGCCGCTTCATTAATTAGGTGAGACGCTTGGTTTTCGTATAATTGTGCCATGTTCTCTTTAACGTGTCCTTTAAGACCGTCTAGGAATCCTAATCTATCCCATTTGTTGATTGTATCTTCTTTGATAACTTTAAGGTGTTTTAAACCAATGTTACCAACAAGACCTGATTCTAATAATGCTCCCATTTTTTAATTTTTAATTAGAGTTTATTTTTTTATTTTATGTATATAAATATACAGTAATTTTAAAAAGTTTATTTTTATTTAATTTTTGTCATCAAATCCTTCATTCTCAAGAATTGAGGATTCTCGTAAGTTTTACTTTCAATTAAGTTAGTTGACGATCCAGTTTTAGGTGTTTTAACAACTGTTCTTTGTACAGATTCGTTAATTGACCCATTTCCTTTGCCTTCTTCTAATTCTTCTTTGATTGTTTTATAAAGATTTTTAGATTCTTTAATTGATTCTACATTATCAAACCTTCTAAGAATATTAATCTTTTCTTGTTTTGTTGTTGAGTGTTCTGTGAATAATCTGGTAGCGTAAGCCAAGTTAGAATTGAAGGTGGCCACTTCGTCTAATTTATTTCTAAAGAAATCTAATGCTTTTTTATACTCTTCATTTTTTTCTCTTAATAAATTAACTTCTGCCCCAATAGATTCCACTTTAAGGTGTCTTGGTGCCGATTTTGGTTTTGGTAAACCTTTTCTACCCCAATATTTACCGTTACCTAAAGTTCTTGATGCTTCGGTAGTTTCTGTATCCATGTCCATTTCATCCATAGATAACATACCGTCTTCTAAATAGTCTTCATCCATCCATCCTTCTTCCATTTCGTCAGTTTCTGTTTCTGTAACTCCATGTTTGATCGATGGGTATTTGAATTTAGGACCATTACCTGTTTTACCTTTTCCGCCAGATTTCATAGATTCTTTGAAACCTTTCATGTTAACTGAAGATTTTGACATTCCTGTTTTTGGTTTACCCATTCCCATTCCTTTTGCTTTAAATGATTCTAAAACCGATTCAAGGTGTTCTTGATCAATTTCGTAAACATTCTCATCTTCTTCATACATGTCTTCCATTTCATCCATGTCTTCCATTTCATTCATGTCTTCCATTTCATACATGTCTTCCATTTCATACATGTCTTCCATATCATCCATTTCTAATTCATACATGTTTTCATTCCACTCACCCTCGTCCATATAATTTTCCATCATATCAATTTGTTCGATAGGGTTTGATTCACCACCAAAAGTTATCAAGTATTCAGTATTTGAATTATTATCCATAAGATGGATATCTCCATCGTCTTGTTTTTTAATAATAATACCGTCTTGATCCCCCATTGCCTTAAATACTCTTAAAACTTCTTCAGCAGATGCTTGTGTCATATCAAGGGGTGGTATTTCAGCCTGGTTATCACCTGCCATGTCTGCCTGAGGCATTTCAGGTTCTTCTACATCATCTTCTAAACCTTCGTCTTCAACTTCCTCGTCTTCAACTTCATAGTCCTCAACGTCTTCATCTTCAACTTCGGTCTCATCACCTTCAGGTGCTTCTCCTTGTTCATGTAGTGATTTTTTTCCTTTTAAGGATTCTTTTACAAGTTCACTGATTTCTTCCTTCATAGTAGAAGCAAGTATTCCTTTTGCGTTTTCACTGATAGCTTCTTCAATTGCTTTAATTTGCAATAAAGTCTCTTCAACTACAGATTTATTTTTTTCCATAAAAAATGCAATATTTTTTTGCTTATATTGGTTTATTTTATTAATAAATATGTAGTTAGTTAAAAAAAGTTTGTTTTTTTTAATTTTATCGGTAATTAAAAAAAATAGCACAAAAAAAGGGAACACAATTTGTATTCCCTTTAATTAGATTTTTTCTTCAAAAATTATTCAATCACCTCATCAATTTTACTTTCAACGATTGCTGTAATTCTCCAATCCATCGTGTAAGTTTCATAGGCTTTAGTTACTTTTGCCTCAACATCTGTTGGGTTGTAACCTTTGACTAATTTTTCTTCTTTAAGTTTTTTTACTTTTCCTGTGTTTTCATCAACCATATCGGTTGTTACTTTTGCTACAAAATACTTTTCGTCCATGTCTTATAATTTTATTTATCCAAATAATCGGATAATCTTTTCATTAAGTCAATAGATTTGCCTAAAGGATTTGAAACTGACTCTATATTTTGATGTTCGGTTAATTTCTCTTCATATTTTGGTCTATCCTCTTTGTTTAAATAAAGATATGCTCCTGGTGTGGATGGAGACGAAACTAAATCAAAACAAATTAACTCAAAATCTTCCTGAACTTCGTTTTGTTCTCCTTTTTTAACTAAAGACCCAACACCACGAGAAGAAACACCCATAGTAACTCCTTGTCTCATCATATTAGCAGCAACATCACCTTTAGATGAAATAATACCTCTCTCATGAAAACCTGGTGAAGTTAATAATTTTATCTTACCCATTAATACATTATCTTCCCACCATACGTCAGTAATTAAATGAGCAACTCTATCTAAATCAATAAGTGAAGACTCAGGGTGATTAAGTTCAGAAATAGACATTCCTCTATTAATCATTTCTTTATATTTTTCGGCTTCTCTTTTTAATATTTTTTCAGGATATATTCTACCATTTCTATTTGGTACTCCGTATTTCTGTAATGTTGCGTAAAATACAAAAGGTTTTGAATGGTCTAATTGACCGTAAGATTCTTTAATTACCTGACTATTTCTATATTCATTGGGATTAATAATCCCTGCATCCCACTCAACTAAAATTCCTTTACCTGTGTCACTTGGTCCTAATATTTTCATAATATATTTTTAAAATAAATATTAGGTAATTACGGTTTCTTTAATTTTTGTTTTGCTTAA